GCCTGAATGACTGCCCTGACCTTTGGCGTCGTCGTGGCTTGCTTGTGAAGATGGATCAGCATGGTCGCGCTCCGTCCCGAAGTTCCCTCAGAACCGATCTTGCCACGAACAGCGCTGATCGCCGAGGGGAAATGTGATCATCCGGGATGGAACACATACGGGCGAAGTCCGGTTAGCTTACTATCTCGCTGGCGAGGTCAGATAGGTGATGGCACTCCGAAATCAAAGCGCTTTCCCGCGACGGGGCTGTCGTAAGAGCAATCTTGAGGTCGGACGCCCCAGCGCAGTGTCGGGAGTTACGTAGCCTGAAGCGCGGAGAGTATGAATTCGCTGCAATCACAAACCCAACGGGCGCGGACTTCATAAGCGGACCTCCAACCGGCTGCGAAACCATGTTTTCGTTTTGCGGTGGGGCGGTCCGCTCAAGGCCCAATTTGACGAATGCGGCGATGTGCATGATGGTCGGCTGCTGTGTTTCGACGATGTAAGCTGAATGATAAGAACTACGACACTGGAACGAAATGCAGACCATCACGGTTCGCACGCGTGTTCTGCAAATGTTACTCTTGCCGTATGCTATACAAACGGGCACAGCCCTTACTCATTTAACGATTTTGCATGGATCCAGCTTTGAGTTTTCTTTCGGTTACGTCCGTTCCGAAGCTCCGATGGAGTTCGCCAACGGCTTTCACAATGAAACCACCGTTGGCGTCAGTCGCGTTTCTCGTCATCGGCCTGGTGGTATTTGGCCTTGGCGAAGCATTGCTGGTCACAGCAGGCGTTGGCGTGAGCCCTTGGACCGTGTTCGCTGAAGGCGTGACCAATATAACAGGTTGGAGCCTGGGATTTGCGTCCTTTATCATCAGCGCATGCGTCTTGCTCTTGTGGATTCCACTCAATCGAACTCCCGGGATAGGAACGATCCTCAACGTGATCATAATAGCGTTGGTCTTGGAATACTTACTGCCCTATTTGCCAAAATTTGAGTCATATATTGCCAATGCCGTGCTGGCACTGGTGGGTGTGTTCGTGACCGGGTTCGGCGGGGCGATTTACCTGATCGCAAACTTAGGCCCGGGGCCCAAAGATGGTCTTATGACCGGGCTTCAGGCTGTCACACGTCAACCCATCGCGCTCGTGCGCATATTTATTGAGTTAACAGTCGTCGCGATCGGTTGGGCCTTGGGCGGCACGCTTGGCTTAGGCACGGTTTTCTTTGCCTTGGGTATCGGACCAGCAGTGGCAATTGGGATGCAGATTCTACAACTTCGCAGCACCGCGCATTAACATCTGCGGGAAAGGCGAGGAACTTGGTACGGCCTATCGCCGATCAATGTCGCGTGGGAGCCCAGAGTAGCCGCAATTCAGTCTGGATGGGACAGAATGTTCAGGAGCTTGCCCGCCGGGTCACGAAGATAAAAGCGGCGAACGCCCCACGGCTCATCAGAGAGATCGTAGACTATGTCGTGACCGAGTGTCTTTGCTCGCACATATGCGGCGTCGACGTCATCGACCTCTATTGAAAAATCTGGCACCGGAGTGCCTGACCCACCTTCTGTAGCTATGCTTATTTGGACGCTTGCTGTCTGACCTGATGCTAACGTCACAATCCAACCGTGATCCATGACGGCTTCCAGCCCAAACAAATCAGCGTAGAATTTTCGAACTGCGGCGACGGATTCCGCGTCAATGTTCGCGACAATGCGTCGAACTGTCATGGCAATCTATTTCCTCAGCTTCTGGCATCAGGACTGCTTATCAGCAAACGGCAGGAAAGTCCGCAAAGTCGAAATCAGCGCAATTGTCCTTCCACCCACCTCGCCACAATCAGACCCGGCACGCTGTCCAAAGCCCGGTCCGCATCCCGCGCCAGATCCAACCGTTTTGGCAGCTTGACCTGCGGGACCAGCAGGAAGATCGGTGCGGTCACTTTCCCGCGCCCAGTCTTCGAGCGTGAGACGACTGCCTGACCCTTGGTATTCAGCCTCCCCTCAGCCACCAGCAGGCTCGGACCATTGCGGCGAAAGACGAACCGCAGGCGCATACCGCGCCGCCGTTCCCATTCACCAGGGGTGATCCGACCGCCCTTGAGCCCCTTACCCGCCGCTGGCGTGGGGATCGCCAGCCAGAAGCCGTTCTTCGAGCGGATCAGCGGCCCGGTGTCGTGAGCGCCGACAATCACCGGCGCCTTGGACCAGACCAGCGCGGCGGCGTTCAGGCTTTCGCCCGACTTCGGGAAGCTGGCAAGCCGGATCGAGTTGGCAAGCCGGGTGCCCAGACCCGCACCGGTGATCTGCGCCCGCCACGCAGTCTTCAACCCAGTCCCGGCCTCGCGCATCGCGGCTGTTACCGCGCGTTCGCCCGCCGCAACCTCCGCCGCCATCATCGCGACGATGTCCGGATCGATGTTGAGCTTGAGCTTCATGCCGGGCGCAGATCCACGGTCCAGACCAGCCGCTCGCGGTCGCGCACCGGCTCGCCCTGAATGAGGAACGCCTCATCGTCGATCTCGATCCGCTCACCGGGCTGCGGATCCGGAACTTCCGCCACGCGCAGGTCGACCCGCGTGGTTTCCGACCAGAGGCGGGCATCGCCGAACTCGGTGACAGCATCGCCGCGCCGGGCGACGACGCGCACCAGAACCGGCGCGCCGCCGTCGGCGATGTAGATCGCGTCGCGCCCGATATTGGGATCGGCAAAGAGGATGTCAGCGGCAGCGGCAGCGGCAAACGCGGTCATCAGGTCCGCCTGGCCGAACGCAGCACCTGCGGTCGGGTGCAGATCGGCAGCGGGTTGCTTTCGATCTCCAGACGGATCCATTCGTCGCGGTCACGATCCGGGATCATCCGCGCGTAAAGCGGCTGGCCCAGCGTGTTGACCGTCTCGAATGTGTCGGCCGGGGCGTAGTAAATCTCGAACAGCCCGTCGACCGCTTCGGGATAAAACACTGCCTTGTCGGTGGCGACACCAAAGCCCGCACCACCCCGGTAGCGGCGGAAGGTGATGCCACCAAAGCTGACCTCATCGGCCACACGGCTGCGAAGATCAGCGGCGGCGGCGGTATTAAGATAGGTTTCGCGAACCTCCTTGTGGGCCACCAGATCGGCGAAAAAAGCCGAGCCGCATTCGGCACGCAACTGGATGGCACCGGTGGCAAGCCCACCCATCGTTTCCTCTACACTTTCGATCAGGGCCTGGCAGCGTTTGCGCAAGGCACCCGAGGCCGGGGTGGCGTTGTCGAGGTCGAAATCCACCTCCGCCGCCGGGGTGATGCCGAACTCGGTGAAGTAATTCACCACCGTGGCACCGTCGCGCGGGTCTTTCACCAGCCCATAGATACCGTTGAACAAGTGATACTCGAAGGTGGTTTCGGCGTCGTTACGCAGGCGGCCGAGCTTGCGGGCGACTTCGGCCTGCACCTGCTGAGTGGCTGACTCTGTGCCGAAGTCGCGCACGGCCTGGATTTCCGAGGCCCAGATGACGTCCTGTTTCTTGAACTGGCGGCAGACAAACGCCCGCACATCACGGCGCTCCGGTGTCTGCTGATCATAGGCCGAGCCGCGTTCGGAGAACGGGATCAGCGACAGGGTGCCGTCGCGGCTTTCAATCACCACGGTGCGTGAGCGCACGCCGCGCGCACCAAAGAGACCGGATCCCGACAGGGTGGCGGGCTTGTAGGGGATGTTTTCGAGCGCGCGGGTCAACTCGATGATGGTGAAGGCATCGCCTTCGAAGATGTCCATGGTCGCCATGTGCAAGCCTCCTTGAGGTGAAACGCTTCCAGAAACCGGTCTGGCGTCTGGAAGCGCGTAAGAAAAAGATGTGATCAGCGGACCAGAATACCGGCCGCCAGCAGCGCGGCATGGGCAGCCGTAATCTCGCCCTCACTGGGTGTGCCGGCAAAGACGAGATCGTGTTGGTTGACGATCGCCGGGCCGCGTACGAGCACAACACCGGGCACGTCACCACCGGTGGCATCTGCCTTACCCCAGAGAACCGCAACAGCGGTCTCGGTGCCGTCGGTGGCGGCCGGATCATGGGCGGCATATTTGGCCGAGGCGGTGATCTTGCCCAGCACGGTGCCGGGCTCAAGCGTCCCGGCAGCGATGGTCACCACTTCGCGGGTATAGTCACGAAAGGCTTCCCAGACGAGAAAACCGCCGGGATGGGTGGTTTCGGTGAGCGTAGTCATTGCACTATCCTTTCAGCTTGAAGGTGCGGGCGACGATCTCGCCCCAGGGACGCGCGGCCGAGGTACGGCCTGGTTGCGGGTGATGCGGGGTGATTTCAGGTTCGGCCTCGGCTTTGAGCGCGAGCAGCTTCATGCGCACGTCGTCGAGGCCAACCTCCTGCTCGAGGAAGCGGCCAGCCATCCGTGGCTGGCCGGCCAACTGGCAGAGATCGATTACGGCGCGGGCATGCGCGATGGCCTCGGCGCGGATGGCGGTGGCGTCCGGGCCCGCGTTTGGGCCCGTGTCGGGGACAGCAGCAGAGTGGACAGGATCGTCGTCAGTCGAAGGGATGTTGTCGCCGGCAACATCCGTCGCCGCGGTCTCTGGCAGCGCGGCTGGATCGACCACGGCCGCAACATCGTTGGCGTCTTCAACGATGTTTGATGCGCCGTCCAAAGCGCCGGCCGAAGCACCATCCGAAGCCCCGGGCAGATCCGCCGCCGAAGCATCTGCCTGGACCGCATCGATCAATTCAGGCGGCGCGTTGCGGAAACGCCCGACATCGAACTGCGCCGCGATCCGGACCGGCTCGGCAATCCTGTCGGCAAAGCCGAGATCCAGCGCATCCTTGGCATCAAGCCAGGTTTCCGCCGCCATCAAAGGCGCGATCTCTTCCGGCGACCGACCCGATTTGGCGGCATAGCCCTGCAACAGGCTGCCTTTCACCTTGTCCAACGCCTCGGCCATCGCCCGCATGTCAGTGGCGGAGCCCATGACCAGACCGGCAGGGTCGTGGATCATCAGGAAGGCGTTTTCCGGCATGACGACCTCATCGCCCGCCATGGCAATGTAGGACGCCGCCGAAGCTGCAATGCCGTCGATCCAGACCGTAACAGTGCCGGAATGGCGTTTAATGGCATTGTAGATCGCAACGGCATCGAACACCGATCCACCCGGGCTGTTCAGCCGCAGATCGATCGGCGTGCCGTCGGGCAGCGCGCCAAGTTCTGCCAGAAACCCCTTGGCTGAGATGCCATAGGCCCCGATCTCGTCATAGATCAGCACCTCCGCGCCCACGGCTTGGGTTTGGGCTTGAGCGCGGATCGTGTACCAGCTGTTCATGGGGTCACTCCTGTTCAGAGGTATCGTTGGTGTCTGCACCAGCGTTGCCGTTTGCATCAGGCAACTGCGCTGGCGTTGCCCGCGCGCCTTGCGTCTCGCCGGGACTGGAGCGGTAGCTGAGACCCAGCGCCGCCACGCGGGCCGCATCGGTGGCGTTTTCGCGGTCGATTTCCTCAACATCGTAGCCCGTGGCCTCGACGACCTTGCGGCGCGACACGATCCCGGCTTCCATCGCCAGCACCTGGGCCTGGATGTCTTTCAGCGGATCGACCCAATCCCAGCGTGGCGGGATCCAGTTCACCGGACGGTAGCGCGTTGGGGATCGGGTGAAGTCGGGCAATTCCAGTGCCCCCGACAGGACCGCCGTTTCCAGCCAGCGCGCCCAGACCGGGCGGCAAAGCTGATGTGCGACAACACCGTGTTGCAATTGCTCGACGCGGCGGCGAAACTCGACCAGTTCGGCGCGCAGGCTGGAATAGTTGGCCTGACGTACATCGCCGGTCACCAGATGATAAGGCAGCCCCAGCGAGGCCGAGACCGACAGCAATGTGCGATATTGAAACGCCTCATAGCCGCCGCCGACATCGGCGGGGCTGGAGAACTTCACGTCTTCGCCGGGCAGCAGCACCTGCAGGGTGCCGGGTTCCAGGCTGACCGTCGCGCCACTGTCATCGGTCGCCTCGATCTCGCCCATCAATTGTTCTTCTGGTGCGGTCTTGGTGATGAAGCCCGCGAACATCGCCGCGGTCTTCTTGCGATCCAGTTCCGCGTCGTCGTACTGGTCGAGCAGGAACAGCCGCACCATTGCGGGCGCCACATGCGGCAGGCCGCGGATTTGCCCCGCATCAATCGGGCGATAGATATGCAGGACGTCCCCGGCCGGCACGCGGACGGTTTCTGGCGTGACCACGCCCTGATCGGTGCTGTCGCCGGGATGGCGGCGGCGGAAGTGATAGGCGACACGCCGCCCGATCGCATCGAACTCGATGCCGCAGCGGATGCGATTGCCGTTGGCGGCGGTCTCTATCTTCTCGAACGGCAGCATTTCCGATTGCAGCAATTGCAGCTGGATCGGCACCAGCAAGCCATCCTCCGCTCGTCGCGGACGCAGGCGCACGAAGCATTCACCGGCGACAAACATCTCGCGTGCCACCATTGCCTGCAGCCCATAGAAATCGGTCAACCCGTCGGCATCTGCCTCATCGGTCCAGGCCAGCCAGAGCCGCTGTACCTGATCGCGAAGACCCGGATCCTCGATCAGTGACGACGGCTTGATCCCGTCGCCGACCAGGTTCGACGCAAATGCCTCGCAGGCATTGGCCGCATAGCCATTGGTCACCACCAGTTCTCGTGACCGTGCCAGCAGACGCGGCCCACCCGAAGCGACCAGCGAGTTGATGTTCTCCAAGGGCGGTTGCCAGCCACGCAGCCGCCGTTGCGACATTGCGCCTTCCAGTCGGGCGCGCACGTTTGTCGGACCGCCGGATCCCCGGTGCCGAAAGGTGTTAAGCCAGCCCATGCCTCATAGCCCTTTGGTGGTGATCACGCGTACCTGCCGGATGATCTTGCGCCCCTCGGCTGTCGCGATCTCGCGATCCA